ACCAGCGGAATCCATCTCTACCTAAAAATGCTGTTTTATAAAGAGACTCTTCTATCATTTCTTCTAGTGTTAACCTCGTTTAGTTAAATTCATTGAAGTATAAGAACTTTCACTATCATAATGATGACATAATTCTCTTATGATATATATTCCACTAAGATCCGATCCTTTTGGAAAATTGCATGTAACAGCGTTTCCAGCAGCTAAGTTACTATTTAATGGAACTACAACGTGAAGTTCTTGAACAAAAAATGTGTTATATCTCATTAAAGATTGAGATTGATATTTCATAGGATCTGCATTCACATCCGTAGATACATCCTTCTCCAAAGTTCCAATATCGATTATTTGTGTTATTTGACGACTTGGTGTTTTAGCAAGATCTATTTCTGGATTTCCACCTCTAGTGTAAATACCTTTTCCAGAACCCTGACCCCCTACTTGAGTAACAGGTAAAACTTCAAAACTTGTTTTTGTTAAAGGTAATGCTCCTGGAGGTATCACTGGTACTTTTACACCTGCACCACCATAATCAGAAGAATTAAATAAACCTTTTTCTGGTTCAGTAAATTTAAAATCTAAGGGATTGAAAAACATTCGAAAACTCGCATATGTTCCCAATCTTAATTTTTCAACTATATTTTGATCTCTTTTGACAAAGTAATTTAAAATTTTAAAGTCATTGTTTACTTTTTTATTATCTTTAGTATATGTTTCATTACCTTGTGTATAAGTATATGTTGCCTTTGGACCTTCTTTTAAAAGTGCATCTATGGATCTAAACTGAAATCCTTCCTTTGTCTGATAAAATAAAAATCCTGCTGTTTTATCACCAGATTCTACTGGTACAGATTTAGTTGCTAACCAATGCAATACTGTAAATGGTTTTCTCATATTTCCAATAAAACCATATTGGTTAGAAGTTTGATCGATCTTATAAATTTTAGATGTCTTTAAAACTTCTTCTAATATTTTTCTAACAGTAACATGAATTGGTATTTCTTTTCTATATTTTTTTACAACTCTAGACAATTCATTTCCTACAGATTCTTTTTGTGCCAAATTAAGAGTAAAACTTTCTCTACCAGTTTCTTTTACAACATCAGTTACTGACATTACATGAAAATAATCTGGAGGTCCTTTTGAAAAATCTAAATCTATATTTGTACTACTATTCTTTAATATTTTAACTACTAATCTTTCACCTCCAGTCAATGGAAGAATAGGATCTCCACTGTTAACTATTTTCACCTTCATAGTAATAATTGGTGAAAATAAATCCTCATAATACTCCAATCCGATTACTTTTGTCCTTAGATCAAAAGATTCTAATTTTAATACATCATATACTGACTTTCTTACTGCAGCAAAATCCATTTAGGTTAAAATTATACGTAGTTAAGATCTAAAAGTAACTTTTGTTTCATATACCTATTTAACATAGTACCTTGAAGATTTCCTCCTCCAGCATATCTACCTGTAGATTTACCTGCTGAAGCCATAGATCCACTATTTGGGTCATTACCACCTCCTCCTGATGCTCTTGATCTATCATCAATAAAGAGTATTTCTTGACCTTTTCTTTGGGGAGTTATTGCACCAGTTACAGCACCAAATTGTCCAGTACTTGTAGGTGAAATTTGTGGTTGTTCTTGTGGTGCAAATGTACCTTGTATGAGACTTTGTAATTCAGTATTAAATGCACTTTGCATTTCCAATTCTTGTGCAGTAAACTCATATGGTTTTTCAGTTTGAACCTGTTCAGTTTCTGAAGTTTCAGGTTGTCTCTGACCCATTAATGGTGTTGTAGTAGCAACACTTTGTGGTTTTGCTGATGCTGTTTGACCTCCACTTTGACCCAATGACGAAAGGACTATCTTATGTGCTTCTCTAGATTTTGTAAAATCTTTTGGTCCTATAGGACCAGATCCATAAGATGAATATGGGATATCAAAAGCAGTTCCATCTGTCAAGTCATCATAAGTAGGTTTACCACCAACTGGACCAAAATGTCCACCTGTTGCAGAATGACTATCCCTAGGCATTTTTCTACCATATCCTTCAAATTCATATGGTTGAAATCCTTTTGATCTTAAAGCTAAAAATGCCTTAACTGCAGCAGCACGAGTAGTAAAACTAAAATGGTCGTGATCAGAATGCTCCTTGGGATCATATCCAGATCTTCCAGGTTCACCATGAAAATATTGAGCAATTTTTCCTGTTCCTTCAGTTGATGTTTTAGGTGGTGGTGGGGCAGTTGGTGTTTGCGGAGTTACTGTTGGTTTTGGAGGTTGTGATTGTGTAGGAGACCCCAATGGAGTATCCTTTGCTTTATACATTATTGCTATTTCTTCTTTAGTATATTTGGAATACTTACTCCATGCTCCAGGACCTTGAACTTTGAGCAATCCAATTGCAAGAAGATCTTGATTATTCTGATCGAATTTATCACTATCTTTTAATCCAGCAGCAGATTGTGCGGTCGGAAGAGAACCTGGAACAATTTGATATCTTCCCGCAGCCCATAATGTTTGTTTAGTATTTTGGTAATATTTAATTTCACCAATAGTCATGTCTGTGAGATTTTTTCCAAGCCATTTTTTAGCACCACCAGGTCTATCTCCAGCCCGACCGTTATTCATAGCATTATAATCACCTCCACTTTCTGGACCAGAAATAATATCTAATGCCTGTTTATGAATTGGTAATAATCTTCCTCCTTGTCCAGGTGTTCCTTGAGAAGAAGGTGGAAATCCAATATTAGTATCTGGTTGTTGCTCAGCAGTGGATGGAATTTCAACTTCCCCAGATGGTTGTAATAAAGATGAAAATCCACCATATATTTGACTACCCAAGAGGTTCATAGTATCAGTAAGTTCTTTAAAAGAGTCACGAACTTCTCCAGAAGAATCTGTAAAATCTAAGTTTAAAATGTTTTGTTTTATAGAACTCAATAAAGTTCCAAAGTTCTGTAATATTCTCCACATGGTTTGTGGAATAGAATAAATCAGTTCCCCTGCTTTTCTCATCCTTGCAATGAATTCTTTACCCATTGCAATCCATGTGGGAAGATTTTCAAGTATCCACCCTGCCCCCATGTATCCAAGGAAAGATAATATCCTTCCTAAAGGTCCCTTTCCCGTTGATGATGCTACATTAAGACCAGATCTAATATCGGTTGATACTTTTGATGCTTCAATTTGGTCTTCTAGTTCTCTTCTTTTTGCCGCTTCTCTTCTTCTATCTTCTATCTGCCTACTTTTAAGAATCAAATCAGTTCGTACTTTAGTTTTATTTGAAATGATTAGTGATATTCTATTTACAGAACTACTCAAATTTGACAATGAAGATCTAGTAGAACTTATTGACTGAGAAATTGTATTAACACTATCGGATGTTTTTTGTGTTAGGTTATCTGCAGTTATTGCCATTTTATAACGTTACGTTGTAAATTGAATATGCTAGTAATACATGGAAATTATCAGGATTATTTGGCGCTATGATAGGTACATCCGCCAATACTCCTGATGTTCCTACAGGGCCAGAACTTGAACTTACACTGGGATTAGATTGAGATCCAGTAGTTGCATAAACAATATTTGGTTTTGGTTCTGGAAGTTCACCAACATTTAATCCTTGTTTTGGTAAAGAATTAATTGTATTTGATTGAACTTCCGCTGTTTGTTTTGGTGGTATTAATCCACCATAAAGATCGGAAGATTGCTCTGGGGATTTTTGATCGGCAAAAATGTTCTTTACATCTAATAAAGGTAATTGATTTTCTGTCGAATCTGAATTTACAAATTCTTGTGGTTTTTCAGTTGATGGTAAATTAAATATATTAGAATAATTTGGAAAATTTAATTTTTGTTCTAGGTTATATGTGTTTGTTTTAGGTTCTTCTGTTGTTTGACCAATTAAAGTTTCTGAAGGCATAATTGACTTCATTTCAGAAACTATTTGATTTTGCATTAAGGTTGAATTATTATCAATATCAAGTGGTTTTTGGGGAGTAGATGCTTCAGTATTAGTTTGGGGAGATGGAGTTTCTAATTTTTGTCCTGTTAAGGTTTCTGTTGGTGTTACTTTAGGATTCTCTGTAGTAGTTGTTGTTGCTGGGGGAGGAGGTGTAGAAGTTCCTGTAGTAGTTGTTACTGGTGGTGGTGTAGTTTGTGGAGTACCAAAAAACTTATCATAAATTCCCTTTCCAATATCTTGACCAGGACTATATGCAAGAGCACTAGTAATCACACCACTTCCTGGTATGGGTAGTAAAGATCCTGCAACAAATGCAGCACCAGATGTTACCATTCCACCTACTGTACCAGCAACTGCCCTTCCAGGGTCTTCTCCAGATTTAATATCAAGACCAGTCATTATAGATCCAGTTAACAAAGGTAATCCCATACCTTTTACAAAATTTCCAGCAGTATTTTTAAGTCCACCACCCAGATTCTTTAATCCAGATAAAATTCCTCCAGTTGGTTTTGGTGTTCCACCACTTCCTGGTTTTGTACCACCTGATGGTTTTGCACCGCCGCTTCCTCCACCTGGTAAAATATTTTTTATTGCGTTAATTGGTGCAAAAACTGCTTTTCCTATTAATGATCCTAATTGTTTTGTAATACCAAATAAAGTTCTTTTTAATAGTTCAATTCCAAGTTTGGCAGCAAGTAAAGTACCACCTGCAACTCCAAGACCTTTTATAATATTCTTTTTAATCTCTTCTAATCTTTCATTATTCCCTTTTCCTTCAGCTTTAATATATTCAATAACCTGATTTGTTAACCATCCACCAAATAAAAATCCTAAAGATTGTAAAACATTTCCGAAAAGGTTTTGTACTTTTGGTGCAACTCTTTGAACTGGTGCTACTATTGCTGCTTCTATTTTTCTTTCTATATCACTTTCTCTACCAATTCTAACTTGCTCTTCAGCAAGTCTTCTTTCCCTTTCTTGTTGAGAACGCAATAATCTTTCTTCATTGACAGCATCTTGCTGCAATAAATTTGCAATATTAATTAGTCCACCATTTAATCTATTAATATCTTGCTGTACACCAAATAATCCACCCTTTATTTCAACTAAAGATTCTTGATTTTTTTGTGCAACTTGAAGATTTCTAATCTCTGTTTCGCTTGGTGCTACTGGAGACAATAAATTAGCACCTCTAATGTCTTGTCCAGACACAGAGGTGCTTCTTGCAATTACTTGCCTAGATTCTTGAGATAAAGGAGAACCCGTAAGTGGAGTAACTTGCTCAGCCATTATTTGAATTGTTCTTTAAGTTTTCTTCTTCAATATATTGGTGGAGCAACGATACGTAAATTTCTCTTTCCCAGGGCATCATATTTTCCAACTCCGTCAAGCTATATTTATGATGCTGAATCAGAGCAAAATTTATTTTATAATAGGACGCAAGATTTTCATGCGCCATCGCTATGCGAAAAAAGATGTTAATCCCTCCAAAACTATATTATTTTCTACACCAGTATTTGGATTTTTCACGACAATTGTATGACTTAATTTTGGCATAGTTTCAAAAAACTTTTCAATTTTCTTAAATTGTTTAGAACTCAATGATTCTAAAAAGTCTGTCAATTCTTTTTTAGTACAATCAGAAGCAGACCATGATTCTTCTTCATTGTAAATTTGCTCTATACATGAACAAATAACACCAAAAGTATCATCTACACTAATTCCATCGGTTCTAATAAAATTATTTTTGATAAACTCTTGAATAGATGGATATCTCATTCTCAAAGTTAAATTGTCATCTAACTTTATGTCTTTTGTATGCTCTTCTGGAACTACAACATTAATGTCATCTAAGTTGATACTAATTGGAACCTGAGTTTCACCGTCATCAGGACAAGTAATTAAAACTTCTGCAACTTCACCAACAGACTTTCCTCTGATGTTTAAGAAAATATACTCAATATCAAATGTTGCAAGACTATCAACTTTAATATTTTTTGTAAGTATACAATTACTAATAACTTCTTTTACGGCATTCGTAATTTGCTTTGGATCTTCACTTTCCATCGCAATAATTAAAACTTTTTCTTCTTTTACAAGAAAAGGTCTGTATTTAATTGTCTTTTTTAACGATGGAATTTCCAACTCATAAGTTGGTGTTGCTATAGATGGTAATGGCATAACAATTTAACAGTTTTAATAATTTAATAAAAATATTTAGAAGCCTTATCTAACCTTCTGATTTCCAGTTAAACTTGTATAAAGTTCTCCTTTAACGATTGCTTCTGTTGGAGTTAAATTTGCAGGTCTAAAAACGACCCCACCAGTTCCCGCTTGTCCTGGTGACATAGGAACTCTTGGTGGATTTGAACCTGGATTGTTATTAAAAGCAATATTTGATGCTATTGCTAAACTTGATGCCTTTCCAGCAATGTAACGATCATATTCAAAAGTTGCTGCAACTTTCAATACATCAGAAGCAGCATATGCCAATGGTATTGATGAAATTGATACTGGAAATAAACCTCTAAAATTATATTCAAATTCTACTCTATAATCCCTATCAAACTTTACTATTTTTGTTTGATCAGATTTATACATACTTGGATATTGCATTCTAATAAAATATTCGTTAGACGCTTGACTTTCTCCAGATCCACTTGAAATATAATCCATCCAATGTTCCAATAGTTTTAAAGTATTATAACTACTGTCAACATAAAATTCTAAAGTTATATTTCCATATACTCTAGTATGTGCAGTTTTTACCCTTATTCCTATATTGGGAGAAGATTCTGTTATGGCAAAAGAAGATGTTGGTAAAGATGCTGAAAAACATAATAGACCAAAATCACCACCAGCAAAAGATGCGCTAATTCCCTTAGAACCTAAAAACCCAGATAAACCTCCAGGTAGTCCACCAAATATTACTTGGTAATGTGAAGTCTGCGCTACGTTACCGAATAACGTTTTTACGCTGGACATTCTTAATGGTGTTGCCACTCTAAATACCTATATTGGATATTTTATTATAATTATTTAGATGTCATACAAAGGAAAGTATCAACCATCATATCCCCAAAAGTACAAAGGAGATCCTACTAATATTGTGTATAGATCTTTGTGGGAACGAAGATTTATGAATTATTGTGATTTAAATGAAAATATCTTAGAGTGGGGAAGTGAAGAGATTGCCCTCCCATATAGATCACCAATAGACGGAAAAATCCATAGATATTTTCCTGATTTTTATATTAAAGTTCGTGAAAATGATGGTAAGATACAAAAATATATTATCGAAGTTAAACCGAAAAAGCAAACAGTTGAACCAAAAGTTCAAAAAAGAAAAACAAAGGGATATATTTACGAAGTGACTGAATGGGTAAGAAATCAGGCAAAATGGAAAGTTGCTCAAGAATTTTGCGAAGATCGTCAATGGAAATTTAAAATTATCACAGAAGACGAACTAGGTATCAAATAATGGCACTTACAGGTTACGAAAAACCAAAACTTGAAGACTATACTTTAGATGAATTAAAACAAATTGCATCATCTTATTATATTACTCACCAATATACTAAAACAGGTGCAACGAGTACCAATTATAGTCGCTTAAATAAGACTCAATTAGTTTACATTATTAAATATGATCCAGATTATCAAAGATCAAATCCAAAAGTCAGAGTTAACGGAAAACAAACTCAAAAAAGTTCAAATAGAATCATACCAGTAAAAAGGGATTTACTAGGAATTGAAAGTCCTACAGAATTAATGGATATGATTATTGAGCAACTACAAGATAGTCAAACATCTAGACCATCCATGGGTAAATATTATACCTACATATATTATGCTAAAACTCCAAATATTGCTTACGATAGACATCCATTAATTCTTTCATCAGCAGCAACTGATTATGGATTTTATGGATTTAACTATCACTGGGGAGAAATACGACAATATACTTATCCTGAAGTTGCAAGTCCCTTTTATGAAGTAACAACTGAAGAATTTATTACTCTTAGATCAATTCCTTATGCTAAATTTGTCACTAATTCATAATAAATAGTTAGAAAAATGGCAGGTACACTTAGGTTTCCGAGTACTGGAATAGGAAAAAATGATGATTATGTTTTAATTAAAATTTTATCCTATAAAGCTGGTGGGTTATCAAGTGGTGGATTCGGTAGTCTTAATACTGGTTCTGGTGGAAGTGTAAAGCAAAATATAATTTTACCAATGCCTCAAGGAATTGCAGATTCTAATGTTGCCAATTGGTCTGAACAACAATTAAATGCGGCTTTAGCGGCAGGGATCAGTGCTGGAAAAGGTGCAATTGAAAGTGGTGATGTTTTAGAAGGAACTAAGGAGGCAGGTAGAAAATTATTTGAAGGTGCTGCCAATACATTTACAACTGGAACTGGACAACAAGCAACATCAACATTATTTTCAAAATTAGCAGTCGGTGCTCTTAGCGGACAAGATGCAGATTTTGGACAGTTGCTTTCAAGAGCAACTGGTGCAGTAGTAAACCCAAACGTAGAACTATTGTTCCAAGGTGTAAACATAAGAACTCCATATATGCTTACTTTTGATTTAGTTCCAAGAACACCAGGAGAGGGTGAACAAATTAAATCAATTATTAAGTCACTTAAACAATCAATGGCACCCAAAAAAGGTGCAGGTTTAAGTCAAGGTGCATTTTTTGTAAAAGCTCCTGATGTTTTTCAAGTAACCTATATGACAGGATCTGGAGAACATAAATTTTTAAATAAATTTAAAACCTCAGCACTTACTAATATGAGTGTAAACTATACGGGTGCAGGGCCTTATTCAACCTACAGTGATGCTACCCCAATTCATATGATATTATCTCTACAATTCCAAGAACTTACTCCTGTCTGGAATGAAGATTACGATGGAGTAGGAGGAGTTGGATACTAATGACTTACTTTAGAGAACTACCAAATTTAGAATATCAATCATTTTTATCAGATGTAAAATCATCTGACCAGTATCTTGTTGCTAAAAATCTCTTTAGAAGAGTAAAATTACGTGATGATTTACAAAACGTCTTTACTGTTTTTGACAAATATCAAATTCCAGATGGTGCTCGTCCAGAATTAGTAGCAGAAGAGCTTTATGGAAGCACTCAATATGATTGGGTTGTTTTAGTTTCTGCAGGAATTACAAGAATTAGAGATCAGTGGCCACTTTCAGATAAACAAGTTTATGATTATGCTGAAGATGTTTATGGAGATCGAATAAACTCTGTACACCATTATGAGACTACAGAGATTAGAGATTCTCAAAATCGTTTAATTCTTCCAGCAGGTAAAGTTGTGGATGCTGATTTTAAAATTTCTTACTATGATAATGGAAAACTTTACACAAATGAATCTACATTAGGTACAAATATTGTTAACATTGGCAATCCAGTCATTGGTATATCTAATTATGAATATGAAGTTTTTAAAAATAATGAAAAACGTGGTATCTATGTTCTTAAACCAATATATCTACAACAAGTTATAAACGACACAAGAAAAGCGATGACTTATGATCAATCATCGCAATATGTTAACAGCAAACTTATTAAAACAGAGAATACTAGAGCATTAGTTCCATAAAAGTTTTAAGTTCTTATCAAAAGTCATCACATATCGGTGTTTGCGGGAGCGTTCTTTCCACTCTCCTGCAGCACCTTTAACTTTGCCTCTAGAGTGTTTAGTTCCGTCTGCATAGTAGAAATCTTTCTTTGGGTCTGAAAGTCCGCAATATTTAAAATTACAAGCGCGATAGATTGTACCACCATGGAAATCACTATCAGCGTAAGAGATGATTGCCCTAACTTTTGTATCCTTCCGTAACTGTCTAATCGCTCTTGAAACAAACCAAGAAGTGATATTATATTCGGTTCCTTGGGTTTCAGGGTGGATGCAAAGTCGTGAAAGTTCAAATAATCCTTCTTGCTCATTCCGTTCTAGTCCAAATGCTCCTTGTGC